AAACAATTTGCAACCGTGCCGCAACAGTACTTGTTTAAATCCGTTTATCAATGGGATTTCGAAAATGTCACCGGCAGTCGTCGCGTATGGCTGCAAAGCACGCTCGGTATGGTCGCCAGCTGGATGTTTTATTTTCAACGAAGCGATGCATACTTGCGAAACGAGTGGGGAAATTATACGAACTGGCCTTACAAGTATAAACCGGACGGATTATTACCAGCTCCTATAGAATTGCCACCAGGTATCACATGGATCCCACCATCAAACCCGTGCACTCCTGCATACCATATAAATCTTGGACCTGGTTATAATTCATATTTGGCACAAAATACCGGATACTGTATTACGCCACCATTCAGCGTTCAAAATCAAAAAGACATTCTTTTGAATTTAGGAATTTTATTGGATGGAAAATACAGAGAGAATTTACTCGATGCTGGCATCTATAACTATTTGGAAAAGTATACCAGCAGCCGCGGTTCAGCACCCGATGGCCTTTATTGTTACAATTTTTGCCTGAATACTGAACCCAGCGATTTTCAACCTTCTGGTGCAATCAATGCCAGCAAGTTTTCAACGATTGAACTTGAATTTACCACGTTCTATCCGCCGCTGGATCCAAGTGCGAATTTTCTCACCATTTGCGATGCGGAAACCCAGTTTCCTGTCGGCGTAAATAAACCAACCTGGAGAATTTACGACTACAATTATAATTTGACGGTTTTTGAGGAACGGTTTAACATGCTGACATTTGTCGGCGGAAATTGCGGCCTGATGTATGCAAGATAAAACAAATTGAAAAAACAATTTCTTTCTTTCTATTTTACAGTGTTTCCATTATTTCACTTTTTGCAATCTCGTCGCAATGGCTACAACTATATCAGCAAAAGAACTAGGACAACTCCAACGAACGATGAACGAGCTGCTTCAAAGCGGCAAAAATGACGAGTTTCGCATATTGCTCAATAAGAATGCAGAGTTGATTCAGACCACGCGAGAAAAAGGCATTATTACCATGGTGCTACGATTTGCGATTTTAAATAATGACGATGCGCGTATTGCTTCCGTGTTTGACCGTCTTTCCATGAAACGTGACTACTTTGCGCTAATGGTTTACAATCGCGATCCTGAATACTGTGTGCACTTGTTCACGCGATACATTGACGCCGCGCTTCTCGACTCCAAAGACATTCGATTCATGATTGAAAATCGGCTCACATTTCTGTTTCGTTACTTGGACGGCAAGTTTTTGCACGATTCTCGCCCCACCACATGTGACGGTGGTGGCGAGTTGGTCGAATCTGAGACAAATTTATCCAGGTATACGCTTCAAGGATGCGAGCACTACATTCAAAAAATTGTTGCTCAAATTGAAAAAGACCAAATTGAAAAAGACCCAAAAAACAAATCGAAACAGCATCTTCCTGTTTTGAAAGCACTTGGTGAAATCGTTTCGTCAACATTGTATGATGCAATCATTGACGGTGGAAATGTTCTGCATTCTTATAAAGGCACTCCCAATCCAGAAGATTTGAATGCCATGATTCAAGTTGTTCGTCGAAATGGATGCAATCCGCTTGTTATCATTCACAAATCGCACACTGACGAACGACGCAATCCGTCCTACGCTGCACGCGTAAATGCCGTGCTACGCGACGTGCCTCATATTACAACTCCCGCCGGACTAAACGATGACTTGTTTATTCTGGTGGCATATTTGTTGCGAATTCAGAAAGAAGAGCGGAAACAGGAAAATGGTTGTCGTGTATCGATTGTTACGCGTGACACATACACTGACCACATGGACAAATTCAAACGCGCAGAAAAGGATGTGTCTGACGATTTCGGAAAATACTTGGCAAGTGACCTTGTTCCATTTGTGAATGATGGCGGCGGAAACATTCGCCTACATCTTCAACCAATGATTTCACACTGCATTCAAGTTGTTGAACCGCATGCATATGTACCTATTGAAAAAACACACACGTTTCGAAAAATACAAGTATGACATCATGGCTTCACGTAAATCGCATGAATTTTATAAAAAAATAAAAAATAAAAAATAAAAAATATTTTTTTTATATTTTATTATAGTAAATTAAGTTTTCAATATAAAAATGTTTATTTCATATACACAAAAAGAAACAAATCAAATTATTTACAATGAAATTAAAAAACGACAATGTTTTTCAATGATGAAGGTTTGTCATTGGATTTTATAAAGTTACTAAATCATAAAGTAAAAGAGCATCCAGATATTGAAATTCACATCAACATTGGATCGAATCCGTTTTTAAAAACAAATATCAGTTATGACAATATACATAAAAAAATACATTTAAGATCTATTCCTATGATGAGAATGATTGAGTGTTACCACATTCGTTTATTTTCAACTGAATTTGTTTTTGCAGTTGGTGGAATTGATATTACAAAATTGAACTTGGTAAAAAACTATATACAGTTTACTTTATTTATACCTATTCAAAATAATGTTTTTATAAGTAAAATGATAAATAACAAAAACTTTTTATATGATTTTACTGAAAATAAAAATAGCTATAATATTTCAAAAGTAGACCCATATACAAGAGTGAATGAATTGATTGATCATTCAAAAAAACATATATTTATAGATAACCAATATCTTTTAAGCAATACATTTACAAATAAACTTATTGAAAAAAAAAAGAATGAACCAAATATTAAAATTGAAGTATTTTCAAATGATAAATTTAAAAATAATATTTTTAAAAATGAAAATATTTTTATGATTTTTATTAACGGTATAAAAAATAATTCACTTAATATGTTAAATCAAAATAATATGAAAAAACTAAAAAATGAAAATATTATTGTCAAGACACCACTTAAAAATAAATACACTCATAATAAAATTTTCATTTTTGATAGAAAATATATACTCATGGGTTCTATGAATATCATGGACAAGTCAAGTCATTGCAGACATATGGCGGAGATATCGAATTGTGCATTTTAATAAAAAATAAAAAATTAGCAAAAGAAATGCTCGACTATTATAAAAAAAATTTATTTTAAATATGAATTTGTAAATTTAGAAATATTTATTATATTATAATTATTATAATTATAATTAAAGAATTAAAGTTAATATTATAATTTATATTTAAATGATTCACTATATACGAAGAACGATAAAACTTATTAATATCATTTTAACTACATCATATTATCGTATTAAATATAAATTAGAATTAAATGCATATAACGATAGTATTATAAATATTTGTAACTCGCTTGTAAGTCATAGTTATATTTTTATTAAAGTGATTCAGTGGGGGATACAAAATGTTTATGATCTACATTTTGATGACGAATTAAAACAATACTTTAACACATTTAGTAATAATGTTCCATATAGTAAGTTAGAAAAAGAAATGGCAATTTTATGCATTCATAATGCAGTTGAATATGCATCCACATCTTGCAATGAAAAACTTGTAATTGAAAACAATTATATTCCGATAAATAGTGGTTCTGTTGCCTTGGTTTATAAAGCACGCTTAAATGATAAACCTGTTATTATAAAAGTTTTAAGACATAATATTAAAAAAAATATAGAAGAAGACATTTGTTTTCTTGAATATTTTTTTGATAATACAATCGTAAAAATGATAATAAATTATTATACAAAAATAAATTTTAATATATTTATAAAACAAAGTCGTGCTGTTTTATTAGAACAATGTGATTTTGATTATGAAGTAAATAATGCATTATTATTTAAAAAAAATCTAAAAAATAAAAAAAATATTGTGATACCATACGTATATAAACACTTTACAAATGCATATAATGAAATTATAGTAATGGAATATATTGACGGACCAGTTGCAAAAAATGCACCATCACATCAGTTACAAAAACATTTTGAAACAATTCGATCGTTATATTTTGATTCATTATTTAGATACAATATTTTACACGGAGATTTTCATTTAGGAAACATAATCATAGTGGATGAAAATACAATTGGAATGATTGATTTTGGAATTGTTTATGAAATAAATCATGAAATAAGTAATAAATTATTTGATATCCTCTTTTTAAATCTTAATAAAAAAGAAATCAACTATTTTTTTAAAGCAATAAAAATTTGTATTAAAATGATTTGTTTAGATGAAAAAAAACATGAAGAAATATTTATAAAAATAAAAAATGATCGTGAATTAATGGATTTATGTTTGAATTTGAAATTTACAGGAAATGTATTCATTTCTGGTATAAACAAAATAATATCAATTGATGGTGTAGAATTAAATGTTTATATGTGTAATCTAATGTTATCACTAATGTCAAGTTTGCAAACAATTGAAAACATGATCACATACATGGATCATGACAATAAATCAGTAACAACAATGACAAAATCATTTATTCAAGATATTAAATTATAATCAAAAGTTTTAAAATATTTTATTTAGTAATAATATAAGAATCTAATATTAATAATAGTAATAATATAAGAATCTAATATTAATAATAATACATAATACATTTTTTATAATATGCCCAAAGTATCCAAATGCGATAACAAGAATAAAAAAACGCAGAAAAAATATAAATCGCGCCCATCTCCTGCGTTCGCTGCAAATGACTGCAAAAATAAAACCAAAAAAGGAAATAATGGCAAATTTTTTAAATCTGTTGCAGATAAAAATGGAGTTTATAAATGGGTTCCAGTTGTTAAAAAAAGTAAAAAAATAAAATTATAATATCAGTTTAAAATATAGATTTTTTTTTATAAAATTTATATTTTAAAGTAATAAAAATGGATTTTAACGCTCCAGATAACGAATTGGCTGGATTAATCGAGCGACCCGAGCGACCCTTCTTGCCTTGGACAGCAAATAATGATGGCAGAGTAAATCCTGTTCAACGACGACAGCCCGTACAACCACAAATAAATCCATTTATAAGAAATAATCGGGCGCCAGGCGGTATGCCGTCAAACGGGGGGCAAAAAAAGAAACGAACAACCAAACATAGTAGAAAATATAAAAATAAAAACTATAAAAATAAGAACCGTAAGCGTGAAACAATAAAAACAAGACGATTTAAAAAAATGTAAAATAATTAATTAATTCATAAAATTGAAAA